AACGCTTTTTATGAACTTTCGTCTATGGCTTGGATATATGATCAATTATCGAGACAATACTTTCCAGAAATTACACAACATTATGATTCTAGGTACTTTCAAAGGAGTTTTATGAATGCTACATTCATGGTTAATGTCATGCAAACAGAAAATTTACCCCCAGTTTGCCCACATATGGATAATACTAGCGGTGTTAATCTTGCTAGTACTATATATCTTAACACTGCTAATGAATGCGATGGCGGAACAAGTTTTTATGAATTCGGAGGCAAGACATATTATGAAGATCCCTCTGTGGCACATACGTTGGATGTAGAAGGAAAACATCCTGTGACGGAATATATTAATGATAGTATTATGGATTGGAAATTAATTGGTATAGCACCAATGAAATTCAACAGAATGGTTTTATACAATCAAGCAGTATTACACAGCGCATATGTAAAACCTTATATGTTTACAGGTGATACGTATAGATTGAATCAACAATTTTTTATTTAGGAGAATATTATGGAAGGTGATTTTAATGGAGTAGAAGAATACAGACATGTATTCCCATTAGATTATTGTAAGAAATTAATAGAAACTTTTGAGATGCGGGCAGAAATGCAATTGACTGAACATCAAAAAGGTTTCAAAAATCAAGATGAAAGAATCTTTATGGATATGGCAAACCATAATAATATGTTTCATGTAGATGCTGACTTATGTAAGTTTTTTTATCAAACAGTAATGCAAGTCTATACAGAGAAATATAGGTCAAAGTATGACAGTTTAGGTGCTGTTGTACAGCATTCTCCAAAAGGAATGAGCATACAAAAGACTAGACCACACCAAGGATACCATGCTTGGCATTGTGAAAATGCTGATTTGTGTACTTCGTCCAGGGTAATGGCTTATACATTATATTTAAATAGTGTAGAAGAAGGTGGAGAGACTGAATTTTTATATCAAGGCGTAAAAATTAAGCCTGAACCTGGCAAATTAGCAATTTTTCCAGCATATTATACTCATCCACATCGCGGCAATCCTATTTACAAAGGCGTTAAGTATATTGTATCAGGTTGGTATACATTTGATGAATAGGTAATATAATAAAATGAAAATAGCAATAGTAGGTGGTGGTACAGCAGGCTTTGTATCAGCATTAATTTTAAAAACAAGTTTTCCTGACTATCAAGTGGATATAATTAGGTCAAGTAAGATAGGCACTATAGGTGTCGGTGAAGGTTCAACAGAACATTGGACAGCATTTATGGATTATGTTGGAATCCAAGCCGGGCAACTTGTAAAACACACTGATGCTACTTTCAAAACTGGTATTATGTTCGAAGATTGGAGTGACAAACCCTATTTACAAAATGTACATGATCCCTTTGTAGGAGAACATCTAGGCATGCCAATGATGTATGCCAAAATGATTGGTGAAAACGTAGATCCAAAAGAGTTGACAGGCGAATACCTATGGAGGAATGAAACACCTTTTGGAAAATTTATTGAAGAGCGACCAAACGATACAGGTGTCAGCCAATATCATTTCAATACACACAAACTAAATGACTTCCTTACTAATTATAGCATAGAAAAAGGTATTCAAGTAATCGATGATGAAATAGTTTCTGTAAATTTTCCTGGCGGCAAGAAAGTTACATCATTACAAGGAGAACGCGGCGATTATCATTATGATTTTTATGTTGATTGTACAGGATTCAAACGATTACTCATAGATAAACTTGGCGCAGAATGGAAAAGTTATTCAAAATATTTAAAAATGAAAGAAGCAATAGTCTTTCCAACAGAGTATACTGATGCTCTTGATCCAAGAGGTGCTGAAATTCCTATTTGGACACTTGCTAAGGCAATGAGTTCCGGTTGGATGTTCCGTATTCCTGTGTACACAAGAAAAGGAAACGGTTATATCTTTGATAGCGACTTCATTACAGCAGAAGAAGCACAGCAAGAAGTTGAACAATATTTAGGTCATGGTATAGAAGTAGCTAAACACATAAAATTTGATCCTGGTGCTTTAGATCGACCGTGGATTAGTAATGTTTGTGCTATAGGGTTGAGTGCTAGTTTTGTAGAACCGTTAGAAGCAAGTTCTATTGGCACAAGTATTAATCAAAGTTTTCTACTAGCACAACGTTTGGTTAATTATAATGAAGCAACCACCCATAGATACAACAAAGAAGTTGGCGCAATAATGGATAACATTAGAGATTTTATTGCTTTACACTATATTTCTCCAAGGAGAGATACACCTTTCTGGCAAGCAGTAGCACAAATGCCGTTACCAGAAAGTTTAGAAAATAATCTTGCTATGTGGAAGGATAGGATGCCAACTGCTGACGATCTTACAGACACAACAAAAAAGGTTTTATTTAACGAATACAATTTTGCTATCGTACTTCATGGGTTAGGATTATTTGACACACAAAAAATTGCTAATCAATATAATACTTTACATACAGAAGTACAAGATTACGTTAACAACAGATTAAGAGAAAAATTAGAATTTGATCAAATTAAAGCCATACCACATAAACTAATGTTAGACTTGTTGCGGAGATTGGTTTGAGAGTATTCGCTTTTGGATGTAGTCTGACACAATATTTTTTTCCTACTTGGGCTGACATTATAATTAAACAATATAGAGACAAAGGCCATGAAGGATCTAATTGGGCAAAGAGTGGTGCTGGCAACATGTACATTAATATGCGCTTATGGGAAGCAAATACTATTCATAAGTTCAACAAAGATGATGTAATACTTTTACAATGGTCAAGCATGTTCCGTGAAGACAGATATCATATGGGCAAAGGTTGGTGGACCCCAGGAAACTTTAGCAATCTTACCCAAGGTGGCCACGCATTTATGTTAAACAATTATTATTATGATGACCCTTGGATATGGGCAGATATGATACACTGTGTAATGCGTGATTGTGCCATGATATCTTCTACACACAAAGCTCTAGAAGCAATAGGGTGTACAGTACATTCAACAGCGTTTAGAGAACCTATAGAAGGTTGGGAAGAACTTCCTAAGACTTTTAGTAATAACGAAAAACTTGAACTAGAAGATGTAAATGCTGTACTAAACGCTTACAAAGATGATATAAAAACAAAACACCCGCCTATACTTAACGCATTAAACTTTGACACAAGCCAAGAATTTTTTGACGATAGACCAAAAAGCGTTCCTACACTTCGAGAAGAACATAGTCATATGCTTCTGCCTGAAGTTCATCCTCTTACTCACGAAGCCGCAGAGTTTGTTGATACGCATGTTATTAAATTAGAAGAATCTACTTGGGACTGGGTCAATGATTGGAAGGCAGAGTATATTGACAAAGATCCTATCGTACTAGAAGATTTACGATGGTTTAATCCTGAAAAGATTGGCTGGTCAGATGATAGATGGAGACCTTAATGACAATTCCTGTAATTGGTTTAGATAGAGACGGAACTATTAACAAAGACATTGGCACATATGTAACAAAGCCTGAACAATTTGAACCTATTGAAGGTAGTCTAGAAGCTGTCAAAATGATCAGAGACAAAGGATATGATGTTGTTATTTTGACTAATCAAGCAGGGATTATGAAAGGAATATGTGATGCTGTTGATGTAGACATAGTCCATAATTATATGTTAGAACTTTTGGGGAAAGTAGGGTGTAAAAGTATAAATGGTTTATATTACAGTACAACAAATCTTAAAGATGATATCTATGCGAAACCTAATATTGGAATGTTTAAAAGAGCCGCACAAGAAGTAGGTGTCAGTTGGAAAAATGGATTGTATGTTGGAGATAAAATTTCTGATTTAAAAGCCGCAGTAAAAGCAAAAGCAAAACCAGTTCTTGTAAAAACAGGTCACGGGCTAGAAACATTTAAAAAACTTAATACTTTTGCTAACAAAGATCTAAAAAAACAAACTGAAATTTATGAAAACCTAAACCAATTTGCTCACAGCCTTGTAGATATATCCTAAAACGATAAATACTATATGGAGCATAGGTGATGAATAAATTTATACAAAACCTTTTTTCGAGGGGTCTTAACGGTACAATATTGCTAAACCATAATAGCTTTAGCTTTAAAGGTAATTGGATTGGTGTACACCCAAATAGTGTAATGGATCAATGGCATGTGGGTGATTTTAGTAGTGTAATATATCAAATTACAGTAGAACATGATTCAAACGAAAAAGAAATTATGCAACTTTCTGTTGTAGCAAGACCAGATAGAGCTGTAGCATCAGTTTTTGGACGTTCAAGTATACACAATGAGCTAATTGACATCAGTGTCACTGTAGATGAGTCGGTTTGTAAAGTTTTAGTTAGTCCAAAAGCAACAGGATATACAGGAGCAAAGTTAGTGTTCCATGCTACATATTGTAAAACAATTCACCAACTTACTCCTCCAGCTATTGTCGCAGATGTATCAACAGAAGAAGCAGACGGTATAAATACATTTGATAGTGTTGACAATACAATGGACGCAACTAATATAACATTTGATAAGGTGTAAAGAATGGCAAAATCAACAATTAACGTAGGTTCAGCGGCAAATGACGGAACAGGTGATAGTCTTAGAGCCGCAGGTACAAAATTAAATGCCAACGCTGATGAGCTATACAACGCTCTTGGTGATGGTACGACTATAAAAGATATAGTCAACTCTAGTTTGGAAATTGATATTCCGAATGATGACAGCAAAGTAAATAAGATTGCGTTACACGTAGCTTCTACAAACGCACTTAACCAAATTAGCGCAACAACATATCACGGTGCTTTGTTACATAATCACCAAACAGGTACTGTTCATGTAGCACACGCAGGCGCATGGCACAAATTATTAATGGATACAAGCGGAGGAGATATCACCAATTACACCGATCCTCTAGCAAATGTTGCTTACACCGGTAACATAAACAGCCTTACAGATGTTGACACAGTATCACAAGCACCACAAACAGGAAATGTTCTTAAATGGGACGGTGCTAAGTGGGCGCCAGGTACAGACGCTACAACAGGTGGAGCAGGCACAGATGCTGACACACTAGATGGTTTTGATAGTGCGTATTTTACAAACTATAACAACTTGAACAATAAGCCAACTATTCCTACAACACTACTTAACTTAGGTATTTCAGATGGTTCAAGCGGACAGGTATTACAAACAGACGGTAATGGTGGATTTAGTTTTGTTACAGTTTCATCAGGAGGCTTACAAAACTTATTTGAAACAGTTGATGGCGATAATGGAAGTACAAGTGCTAACAGCACAACTGACACACTTACTATTGCTGGCGGCACAAATATTGCTACGTCGATAGTTGGTGATACATTAACAATTAACTATGTAGGTTCACCGAACTCGGGTGAAGAAAACCAAAATGCTTTTTCAAATGTACAAGCAGATACAGGATTAGCACAAGCTGATACTACAACTGATACACTTACTATTGCTGGTGGAACAAACATTACTACATCAGTAACAGGAGATACAGTTACTATTAATGGTACAACTCCAACCTTTGCTAGTTTATCAGATACAGATCTATCAGGAGTAACAAGCGGTAATGTACTTGTATATGACGGAACACAATGGATTGATGCACCGCAACAATTAGATCAAATGGCTTATCCAGCTATTACAACACTTGTTGTGTCTGCGGATAACAGTAACGGATATAAATTTGATCAATATGGAAATACGGAAGATCCAATTATTTACGCAATAAATGGAGCAACAATAGCATTTGATCTCAATGATTCATCTATGGGAAGTCACCCATTCCAAATTGAAACAAGTGGTGGATCTCAATACAATAACGGATTGATTCATGTTTCACCAACAGGACAAGTAAGCACAGGATCAAACGCACAAGGACAAACAAGCGGAACATTATATTGGAAAATTCCAGCAACAATAAGTGGCAACTATGCTTACCAATGTACATCACATGGTTCTATGAGAGGAACAATTACAATTAAACAAATGAGCGCAATATAAGGTAAACAATGACAGTAATAAACGATAAATTCCAAGCACAAAACGGATTTGAAAGTCCTAATTTCGCTGTGGATACAACAGGTAAAATTAGTGCTCAGACTATTGACGTACAGAGAATTTTACTTAACGGATCTGTTTTTACCCAGTATACTCCACCCGAAGACGAAACTGATGATACTGGTACTGTAGTAACAAACTCGTTTGAAACTTTAGCTGTAACAGGCGGAGTTTTTAAAGTTACTTACCTTAGTCAAGCTGCACTTACAGTAATCAACGGTAAATTAGCTATTAATAGTCAAGGGGCTATACCAGGAACAATAGATAATGTTGATATAGGATATAATACACCTGGACAAATAAGTGCTTATACTATTGATATGGCAACAGCGCCAGACAGTACGGCAAGTAATATAAACATGAACGGTGCTAGTGTGAATGGTGACGTAAATATACAAGACCAAGTTGTATTAACAAACGATCCTGTATTACCAGCACATGCAACTAAAAAAGGATATGTAGACGCAACAGCAACAGCTCTTGCGGTGGCATTTGGAGCATAAAGAATGGCAAAGAAAAAAATTACAGACTACCGGTTTTATCCGGGTATAGGATTAAACGACAATAGATACCCAAACGCTTGGCACTTAATTAATATAAACACAGACTTTATTAAAAAAGAAGTATCGGCCTGGATTGCTTACCAAGTTGCTCAAGGTAACACAGGATTTGTTGGATATACCTATGACGATGCCAAATGTCAACGAGATACAGGTTACAATGTAGATGCTTACAAGCATGATTTGCGCTATGGTGGTAATCAAGAAACTACAAGAATTGCTAACACATATTGGGAAGGTCCAGTAGCACAAGTTGATGGTGATAGACAAGCAGAAATTAAAGCAAAAGAATATACACGTGATTTAATTAACAATCACATACTTAATAATTCTCCACAGTCTAGTCCTTATCAGTCAAGCGTAGCACAGCAATTAGATTTAACTAAAACAGCAGAGCCGGCCGCAGGCACAAGAATACAAACACTTGTCAATATTGTTAGAGATGTTTTACAAAGTGGTACAAGTGCTTTACCAACTTTTGAAAGAAAAGGTTTAGGACATATAAGGTTTATTGGTAACTATAATTCCAGTGACTTACTAATTGTTACAAACACAACAGATGCTACAGTAATTTATAACTTTACAGACGAAACTAAAGGCGGTGTAGTAACACGTAAAGATGATATCACACCAAGGGACTCAAGCGGATACGTTGAGAAATATGATAGCGTAAGTTCAAATGAAAATATGGATGCTGACTTTCCTAAGTATCTACAAGTTACAGATAGTATTACTACACTAGATTTAAAATTTAACACTGAAGGTATGTCAACAGATGACGAACTTCAAATTTTCGCAGATGACACAGAACAAAGAGTAAGACCTTATGATTTTGGTACTGATGCTATTGAACGTATGCGTATTGCTCCTCCACTTAGTATGCTTGATGCTGACTTTGAATATGGATTACAGCCAACAAAATGGTCAGCTATCGGAATGCAAAGAGGGTATCCAAGTATTTACGAACTACCTGGTACAGACACCCAAGTTTTAAGTGTTGTGACAGATGCTTCAGCAGGCACACAAGGAATTGGTGCTTCACAAATTACAGTAACAACTCTCGGTGCCCATGGATTTGAACCTGGAACACCTATAACAATTAAAGCACTTGAAGATGCTGTAGGTGGTGCGGCAAGAGCAGAAGGTAGTTTTGTTGTTGTTCAAGTTCCTACTAGCACAACATTTACATATTACGCAAAAGCAAAAGTTGGTACAACTCAAGGTGAAGTTCTTTCAACCACCTATACACAGCTTAGACAAGGTGCGTTTTATACTGGTGCTTCAGTAGGACAACCAAGATTTGATGTGTTTAGTAATGGTACAGCAGGCACTATGACACTTAGCCTAGCAGTTCAGACAGCTGAAAATAGATTAGCATTTACAGGTGATGTACCAGAAGTTGGTGCGCCTATTGTTGATACTGCTTTCCCAACAGGTACACAAGTAACTGGTATTGTTAGTACACCAACAGGTAATGCTTTGCCATTAGAACTTTCAAACGATGTAAGCCCAGGTAACACAAGCATTACAGTAGCAAGTACAACAGGTATTGTTCCAGGACTAGCGGCTGATAATGGTGACGGAGATGCTATTTTTGTCAACACAGTCGTTGGAAATACAGTAAGTTTTAGTGGTAGTTTTACACAAGCAATCGTTAGAAATACACAAACTTACAACGGAGTGTCAGGAAGCATAACAGCACCAGTTGGTGTAAATGCTCAATTTAATTTACAAAGAACTGGCACTGTATACAGTATTACATCAGTACCGCAAGCAGGTTCAGGATACAAGAAAGGTGACGTAATATTAGTTACTGGAGACAATTTAGGTGGACAAACACCAGCTAATGACGCAACTATTGTTGTAGGAACAGTGAACGGAACTGGAGGAGTAACTGCGGCATCTATAACAGGTACTGCCTTAAGCGGAAGTATTAGTTATGAAAATGTTACTGCTACATATAATAACGGTGCTGGAGATTTAGGCACAACAACTTTTGATATAGCGTATGAAAATGGTGCTTACACAACAGTTTCTGCAAATTCTCCTAATGATACAACAGGTTTTGCTGTAAATGATAGAATTAGAATTACAGGTTCAAATGTACTAGGCGGAATAGGACAAGATGGTAATCAAGCAGGAGGCGGCAACGATTTTGTTGCTACAATTTCAGCTGTAGGCGGCGGAGGTTCTATTACTTCTTTGACTGTCAATAATAGTGATTGGTCTCAAGGTACTCCACCAAGTCAAACAAGAAGTTACAGTTTTGGCGGATCTAACTTAGCATTCACAGGCGGGTCAGGTTCTGGATTCGAGTTCAACATAGACGTTGTGGGAACAACATACAATTTCATGTCGGCAGGAACACCAGGTACAGGATATAACACAGCAGATACTATTGTTTGTGCTGGTAACTTAATGGGAGGCGCAACTCCTGCTAACGATTTATATTTAAGAGTAGTTGCTGTTGACGGAGCAGGCGGAATTATAGATGTAAGAGTAGAAGGAAGCGATCTTTCTTCAGTGCCAACAGCATTTAACGGTGGCACATTTTCTTCTAAAACACTTACAGTATTAAACGGTGCGGGAGCAATTTTTGATGTAAGTAACGATGGATCTAATTATAGTGTCACTATAGATACAGCTGGTACAAATTACCACCCAAATCAAACATTTACAATTTTAGGAAGTAACTTAGGCGGTTCAGATGGAGCTAATAATGCTACAGTTACTATCGACTCTGTGAATAGCACAACTGGTGCTGTAGCAACAGCAAGTATAGCAGGTAGTGCTCCAGCATTACCAACTACTTTCAATGATCAAGCAGGAGTCAATCAAGCACACGCTGGCGCTAGTGGCACGTTTGACATTACAAGAACACAAGGAACTTATAGTGCTGTGATAGGCGCGAACGGAACAAACTATCAAGCTGGTAACGAGATTGTTGTTCCAGGTACATCACTTGGTGGTACTTCACCAGGTAATGACGCAACTATTGTTATTACAGCAGTTGATGGAAGTGGCGGACTAAGCACGTTTACTATTGCTGGTACAGGTGCTGGTGGTGGATCATTAAATCTTGTTAATGCTGTTACACTCACAGATTTCTCAACAGCAACAATTACAAGCGGTTCAAGCGTTGATTTTGAAGCATTGGCAACTATGGAAATTACTTGGCCATACTCACATGGTATTGTTCCAGGGGATACATTTATTGTTGATGTAAACACAGATAGCGGTTCAAACAATCATGAACTAGCGGCAGGCTCATTTATTGCTACATCAGTTCCAACAACAAGAACAATTAGATATAATGCTAGAGCTCCAGGGAATATCCAAGAATTTACAACTGGAACTAGTACAGAGGATAAAGTTAACGGTAACGTTTATCTTAGACCAGACTCATTCTTTATCCATAGACCATATGACGGCGGTGTTCAGTTGGGTACAGGCGGACCACAACATGGATCACAAGCAATTAGACAGAGTAAAAAGTATATTAGATACCAGTCAGGTAAAGGTATTATGTATACAACAGGTGCGTTGTTTGCTCCAAGTTATGATGTTAGAAGTATAACAAGTACCGGGACAGAAATTGGTTCTGTGCTTACTATTATCACTGACGATAACGATCATGGTGCTCAAGTAGGCGGAAAAATAAGACTTATTGGTGTAACATCAAAAGGATATAACGGTGAATATACTATTTCACAAATTATAGATGAACGTACATTAAAATGTCAAACAGTTCGTAGGCTAGAAAATACAAACGCAGTATTAGGTTTTGCCGCGCAAATGACAGTCGTTGGTTGGCATGGAGCTACAGTGCGTTCCGGAATATTTGATGATCAAAACGGAATTTATTGGGAGTTTGATGGTACTAATACTAGTGTTGCTCAACGTACAAGTACAAAACAAATTAGTGGTACTGTTTCTGTAAACAGAGATAGTAACTTAGTTACGGGTACAAATACAAGATTTAGAGATCAGCTTAAGGCTGGAGATAGAATTGTTATCAAAGGAATGACACACGTTGTTGCTCATGTTGATTCGCAGTCACAAATCACTGTAACTCCAGACTTTAGAGGTGTAGCAAATGTTGCTTCAGCAAAAGTAAACTTGATTACAGATAAAAAAGTTTTACAAAGTGAATGGAATCTAGACAAACTTGACGGGACTGGTGCTAGTGGGTACACTATGGATGTTAGATACATGCAGATGATTGGTATCCAATACAGTTGGTACGGTGCTGGTTTTATTGATTGGATGCTACGTGGCGCCGACGGTAACTTTGTTTTCTGTCATAGAATGCGTAACTCAAACGTAAACACAGAAGCATTTATGAGATCAGGTAACTTACCTGTGCGTTATGAAGTAACTAACGAAGGTGCTTTTGATAGTTTAAAGACAGCAATGACAGCGACTGATACAGAACTTGTACTACACGAAAGTAAGTTTTTCCCAGACGCAGGTACTGTATACATTGATAATGAAATTATTACATACACATCAAATAATAGAACAACGAATACACTTGGTGGGTTAACAAGAAGCACTAATCTTTCAAACTTCCAAGCTGGTGCTACAAGACTTTATACAGCAGGACCGCAATCAGCACACGATTTGCGTACAGGTGTAATTTTAATTAGTAACACAATTACTCCGCTTATATCACACTGGGGTTCAGCGTTTATTACAGACGGTATGTTTGATGAAGATAGAGGTTATATTTTCTCATACACAGAATCAGGTATTAACGTTAGTACAACAAGACAAACAGCGTTCTTACTACGACTAGCACCAAGTGTTAGTAACGCTATTGTTGGCGACTTAGGTGAGAGAGAACTACTGAACAGAGCGCAGTTACTTATGCAAGGTCTAGAGATTACATCAGATGGTGTTGATCCAAATAATAATAATGATCCAATTACAGGAGGTATTGTTGTTGAAGGAATTCTAAATCCACAGAACTATCCACTTAACCCAAGTGATATTGGTTGGTCAGGACTAGCTGGACTAGCACAAGGAGGACAGCCTAGCTTTGCTCAAGTTGCTCCAGGTGGTAGTGTTAATTGGAACTCAGGTGATACAGCAACTTATGCAACAGCGGCAGTAATGGCACAGGTTACAACTACCGCAACTTTGATGCCATGGTGGAGTTTTAGAACAAACAGAAACTATGCTTACTTTACAGAACAAAGTTGGGAAACTGCTAACCTACAAGTTGGTGATGAGATTAACACAAGCGGTGCTAACTACTTCCCACAAGGTACTACAATTCAAAGTATTGTTGACCAAACAATTTATGGACGTTACTTAGTTTACTTCTCACAGAGATCAAACTCAAATAGCGGTAACGGTGCTTCACAAGCATTCCAAAAAGGTGGTGATCTTAATAATTCAAGTTATGCGTTCTTCCTTAAAAATGTTTGGGAATCAGCCGGAGCAAAAGCAGGCACAGCATTAGGTGATTCCAACGGTGATCCTACAAACCAAGGTGATGTTAGTTTCCCAGCTGGAACTAGTATTTCATATGTAGAAGGACCATTTGCGTTTGGCGATCAAAATGGCAGTGGTATTGAATATTATAGAGTTAATTTTAATAATTCATTTAATGGAACAGTTAGTCCAGCAGATGTGTTTAATTTTACATTTAGCCAACCACCGTTTGCCCAGCCAGGTGAAACAGTGTTCTCATTCATTGCTCAGCCAGGAGAAAGATCAACATTGGATCTTAACTTGCTTAAAGAATTGACAAATACTACACTAGGTGGTAGAGGTACATTCCCGAACGGTCCAGACGTACTAGCAATTAACGTTTATAAAACATCAGGTACGGCAGTTGACGCTAATATTATTATTAAGTGGGGTGAAGCGCAGGCTTAATCTGCGCTTTCTTCTTCAATTTGCGGCTTAGGTTTTTGACTATCGCCGGGCGCAATTCTATAATTATCTTCAACAGAATCAGCAGTGCTTACTTCAGTAATGCTACTTCCTGGCTCCATACAAATAAGTTGATGTGGTTGTAGTGGAGGATTGTGCCAAGTCATACCTTCTGTAAGTTCTTGGCTGTGCATTTCCGCAGTATCAGTGTTGATCCATTTAAGTAAAAATCTTCCGTTATTTACAAACCAAGTTTCGTCTTTTAATTTATGGAAGTGCATACTAAATTTACCACCAACTTTTTCAAATACCATAATTTTACCACAGTACTTGTCATTAGTTGCCCAAATAATTTCGTAGCCCCAGCCCTTGTCTACTTTGCCTTCTAGTCTAGTTGGTTGGTCCATTAATGTAATCCTCGATAGTCATCCAATTCCTAATTGCTATAGTATTATGTAGTTTACTGTTATCAGCACATGTGTATTCTTGATACTGTCCTTTGAGTTTATCTGGCATGTCAATGTATTCGATTTTGGCATCGTGTTTATTAGCAATTATTTTAGCAACACTTTCAACGTCAACAGCAGTGCCTGTGCCTAAATTAAAGACTCCATTTACATCTTTTTCCATCATTTGTTCGTGTATACGAACTAAATCATACACACATACACAGTCTCTTTTGTACTGATCACTGTTTTTAAATAGTTTAATTACACCATCTTGTGATGCTTGCCGTTGAAACTTACTAACCAAACTCATTTGATCGCCTTTGTGTCCTTCGCCTGGACCATACACGTTAAAATAACGAAAGCTCTGTACCAACATACTAAATTGATCCATCTGGTTGTCAACTAGAAACTTGTCAACTAGATACTTTGACCAAGCATAAGGTGTTTGTGGATACACAGGATCATGCTCGTTAAACGCTGTATTAGGGCCGTACACTGCGGCTGTGCTGGCTAGCTGTATGTTTGTACCAAAGTGTTCACAAATCTGTAGTAGGCGCATTGTAAATTCATAATTGTGCTTCCAAACTTTATCAACATCACGTTCTGTTGTGTCTGAAATAGCGCCTGTGTGTATTACCCAATCATAACCCTCAACTGTAGGCACTACATTTTCTATCCAATCAAACCCTTCAACTTCATGACCTTTGTGGGTAAAATAATTTGCCAAATGGCTGCCAATAAAACCTTTGTGTCCTGTTACTAATATTTTCATTTCATACTTTCAATAATTTTTGTTGTAGATTGCCCATTTACTGTAGGAAATATTTCTACAGCATAATCTTTATGACCTACTACTGTTTCTATTGTATAGTCTCCGCCTTTAATAATCAAGTCCGGATTTACAGTTTTGAGCAAATTTTCTGGAGTGTCTTCTGTAAATGTTACTACTTCATCAACCCAAGGTAGTGCTTCAAGTTGTGCTTGTCTTGTTTGTACATCGTTTATAGGACGGTTTGGTCCTTTTAATCTTTGTACACTGGCATCTGTGTTTATACCAACAACAAGTTTTTTACCTCTACTTTTCGCATACTCTAGTAATTTTAAGTGTCCTGTATGTAATATATCAAATACATAATTAGTAAAAATAACTTGACGTCTTAGATCATCATGTGTAACAATATGTACACCTCTATGTTCTACAGCTCTTGCCGCGGCATAGCAAGCAACTTTACATGCTTCGATTAGATCATGCCCTTCATCTAACATATATGCTATTACAGCAAGCACAGTGTCACCTGCTCCAACGACATCTGCTACTTCTTGTGCTGGTTCTTTGATATGAGCAAACTCATTGTCATCTGTAAGTACATACATACCGTTCGATCCATCAGTAACTACAAGATTTTTCCAATTATATTCGCGCATATGTGTTCTTGCTTTGTCTTTATCAAACGGTCCAAACCAAGAAACATACTCGCTCATGTTTGGTTTTACTAGATAAACATTTTCATAAAAGTCTGGATCCTGTTTTGGATCTACCAACACTTTACATCCACGTTTTAAGATCTTATCTGTTGTTTGCGGACGTATTGTACCTTTTGCGTAGTCACTTACACATACAATATCATCTTCTGATAGATCATTTAAAAGCCTATGTAGTGCTTCAACACCAGTATATTGTTCTTCTCTATCCCAGCGCATAATGTGTTGTCCACTTTGTCCAACTAGTCGGTTCTTTGTTGTTGTAATAGTATGGTCAAGTGTAGCATTAAAACTAATATTATCTAGTTTTTCAAAACAATCAATAATTCTATAACCTTCTCTATCAGGAGCAATACTTCCATAAACACCAATGTGTCCATTAAGACTGGCAATGTTTAATGCTAA